CTAAACCACAATCAGTAACACAGGTTATTAATGGGAAAACCATTAAGGGTGTTGAGTGTAAGTTTTGTTTGTTTATAAACAATAATCTTATTGTTGAAAGAGTGTTCTATGTGGATAACTATAATCCATCAGTAAGATTTAGTAGTGATATTTCTGCAACAGTTAGTGAGATTGTTGATGATATCAAACAAAAAATCAAATTGAATGACGATAATAATATTTGGGATGATTTCGATATTATTAACTGTTATGGATTCCCTCACGTTAATAATGTGAGAGAGTTAGGTAGAGAGCAGAGAGAATATTACTTAAAAAATATGGGTGATAAGGAATTCGTAAAGAATGTCAGAAATCAGATTAAGAAAAAGTATTTTGTTGAGAAGCAAGAAGAAGAAACTATATCCTCAGAAGATTAAACAATAATTTAATATGTCCGAAAATAAGAACAGTATTGCTACTTATTTAGGTACGGACTTCCAACTTAAATTGTTGTGGCAGTTAGTTACCGAAAGTAGTTTTTGCGAGAAGATATTGCCATACCTTGAGATTGGGTACTTTGATGATCATAACTTTAAGAGATTTTTTATAGTTATAAAAGAATACTATGATAAATATAAGAAAGTACCTAATCTTCAAAATAAGAGTATCAATCATGCAATAAAAGAATTTCAATTAGATAATGATATTGATTATGATCAATTAATTGGTGTATTAAAACCAATTGCTAATTGGCAAGAAGCATGTATTAATGGAGTACTAATGTTTGATGGTGATGCCATACAAAAACAAACATGGCATTTTATTAAACAACAAGAGTATAAGAAACTTGCTAATGAAATTATCGAGAAATTAGTTAGAAATAAACTCGATAAGAATGTTCATGAAATAGAAGAACGTATTAGAAAGATTTCAGAGGTTGGTGTTGAAGATGATGATGCTGTTGAGATATTTGATAATATCGATATGGCATTAAGAAAAGAATTCAGAGAACCAATACCTACAGGTGTAAAAGTTCTTGATGAAGCTACTGGCGGTGGTCTTGGTCGTGGTGAGATTGGAATTATTTTAGCACCTACTGGTGCAGGTAAGACTACAATCTTAACTAAGTTTGCTAATCATGCGTTTAATAGTGGAAAGAATGTACTTCAATTAATCTTCGAAGATACACCAGATCAAGTCAGAAGAAAACACTTTACTATTTGGTCTAAAGTTCCTCTATCTGAAATTGATGAAAGAACTGAAGAAGTTACTAAGTGCGTTGAACAGAAACATCAGGAAGTACAAAGTGAGTTTAATAATAAATTAATTATTAAAAGGTTCTCACAGGAAAATACTACATTACCAATGATTAAGGATTATGTGGTAAGATTCCAAAAGAAGTATGGTTATAAGTTTGATATTATAATTCTTGATTATATTGATTGTGTTGATTCACATAAGAAGGGTAGTGATACCAATGCAGATGAATTAGCAATTATCAAATCGTTTGAATCTATGGCAGCAGAATTTAATATTCCTTGCTGGACTGCTATTCAAACAAATCGTTCTGGTATTGAAAGTGAATTAGTATACATTAATCACATGGGTGGTAATATTAAGAGAGCACAAAAATCACATTTCTTAATGTCTATTGCCAGAACACAGGAACAGAAGTTTCATAACTTAGCTAACCTTCAAATATTAAAAGCACGTTTTGCAAAAGATGGTTATGTTTTCAAGGATTGTATCTTTAATAACAACACACTTGAAATTGAAGGAACTGGAGACATGGTTAAAACTAAGAGTAGTTCTGATGAGTTTAAAAAGAACGAACCAGAGTACTTCAACGAGAAGATGAAAAAACGTGATGGTAAAGAAGAAAAGGAAGATGTATTAAAAAATGTGACTAAGGTGGTTGAACTTCAGGGTGAAATAAATCTTGACAGCTTAGATGATGAGTTACATGATAATGATAAATTCCAAAAAGAATTACAGAAAAAGAGAGAAGAAAGCCTTAAAAAGCTAAATTCTGATGAAAATGAGGAAAATTCTTAAGTTTTTTTGGTTTTTTTGAAAAAAAGCACTATTTATGTAACACAAAGAAAAAATGTTAAAAAATTTTCTTGAAAATACTTGACAAGAGAAATTCTACACATTACCTTTGTGAAACAATTGGGGGAGTGGTGAAAATAAACACTACAAAAGATATAATGTCATTACTCCTTTCGTGGAGAACTTATTATGTTTTCAGTAAAATGGTAAACACAATTGTTCGTAAAACAATAGATTACAGGTTCGATTCCTGTCTCCCCCACATAAAATAACAACAGACGGTTGTTATTAAGATTTAATGGGAAAACTGGAAGTTATTACAGTAAATTAGCTCAGAGGATAGAGCGCAATTAGTTCAAAATTGATGCCGTTGGTTCAACTCCAACATTTACAACCAAAAAAAATAACTTATAAATTATTCCCAAACTTATTAAATTGCGAGATAGAGAAGTGGTTATCTCACTTGGCTCATAACCAAGAGATCGGTGGTTCGAATCCATCTCTCGCTACAAAGTAAAGTTCCTACGAGTCCCTGATTCGAAAGTTGAATTAAAACCAACCACAGAATCAAACTCGTAGGGGGATTTTACGAATCAAAATAGATGATTTTGATTTAAAAATATTAAAGGAAAACTATTTGTATTTACAGTAAAATAGTCAAATTGGAAAAGACGATTGCCTCGAAAGCAGTTAATTACGGGTTCAAGTCCCGTTTTTACAACCAAACAAATACAAGACAAATATTCCTTTAAAATCTTAAAGAAGAACTTTTGGTTTTTTCAGTATAGGAACTTGCAATATAGTCGGAATACAAAATCAATAAAATTCTTCAAACTTATTAAAAAGGTGGTGGGCTAAAGTTCATCACCTTTTTTTTTAATTTTATTTTGACGGAATAAAAATGTTTTGTACATTTGAACTCTCGAAACAAAACAACGGCAATAATCGTATTAATAATTTTTTAAAATAAAAATAGATATATGGAACAATTGGTATTAACAGCAAAGCAACTATCAGTGATTAAGAAGTCATTGATTGACGGTATTTCTCTTGCAAGTGGTGCAAGAGGTGGTGCAACATATTACCATTCTAAAGCAGAACAAGATGCTGCAATTAAGAATGCTATTGCAACATTGTATTCGCAATCAAAGGAATTACCTTTGATCTTGGCGAATCAGAATGGTGCTACTGGTAAGTTTATTCAAGAAGCTCTTTTGAATGAATTTAAGAATACTGCCAATGGTGGTGCTTGCTATATTGTTAATCCAATTGACTGGATTGATAATGGTATTTCAGATAAGGCATTACTTGGTGCATTGTATAATCTTGATAACAATTCAGGTATTCCATATGTACTTCGTTTGTTCATGTCATTGAAGGCAAACAAAATCAACAATGAAAGAGCAAGAAAGATTGTGCTTGGTTACATTTTTGGTAATCCAAACTTGGAATACAATTCTGTAAAATACAGAAACAAGATTAAAACAATCTTGAAGCACATCTATGGTGTAAAGAAGACTTCTATCTTACTTTCAATTGCTGATAAGTATGTTAGAAATGGTGGAGTATACTCAAGCGAGAAGGAAGCAAAAATTAGTGCTAACTATCTTGAAAAGTATTCACCTAATTTCTCTGTAGAAAAGTTATATAAGATTTTCTTATTCATTTTCGGTAAGGGTAATACATCATTCTATACTAAGAGTGAATTTCCTATCATTAGTGAATATTATGTGGCAACACAGGATATCACTGCAGTAACTAAAGTTCCTGAAGAAGTGTTGGTTGGTTTGGTTTCAAATAAGAAACATCCACAATACACTGGTATGTGGTCAACCAAGTTGTTGAGAGAATCAACATTAGGATTGATTAGAAAGAACAATCAGGTAACTTCTGTTAATCAGCAGGTAAGACAAACCAAGAAAAATGAAAAACTTGGTGTGACTAAGGAAGTTAATTTGGAAGCAGCTACCGACTTCATGGCTTTGTATAAGACTGGCTATGAAAATGGTTTTGATACCAAGTTGAATGCAGCAATTGATAAACTTGCTGAATCTAAGAAGATCACAGGTTTTGCTTATAACAACATCGGTGTTATTGTAGATACTTCAAATTCTATGTTTGGAAACAAAGTAGAATCTAAGAATACTCCAAGAGCGATTGCTGATTTCACTGTAAAAGTATTGCAGAAATCATCAAAGACTCAGGTAGTGGTTAATACTGATGGTGAAGTAACTGATATTGCAACTGCATTTGTAAGTTTACTTAAAAATGAAAGTGAACAAAACAAATATGACGCAATATTTGTGATCACTGACGGTTATGAAAATCAGTATGAAGGTTTGGCTGGTGAAGTAATTGAAACATACATCAATGAAACACAGAGAGCATTGCCAATCTTCCAGATTTCACCAATTGTTGGTGCTGAAATGAATGCTAATGTAAGACCAATCGCAAATACTAATGTTGCGTTGCTTGCAGTAAGTAATCCTGCATCTATTGGTACTCAAATGAGTGCTAAGTTGCTTGAAGTTGACACTAAGCAGTGGTTGTTAAATCAAGTAAAATTGATTGAAGCAAACAATGTTTCAAGAGTAAGAAAAAATTATGTTAATGCTTAAAGATTAAGACTATGAATACACAGAAGGAATTTGTTGAATTATTGAAAGGTTGCAGACCAGTAAAGGATGCATCTGGAAACATTGTTGTTCAGTCAATCATGAACATGCAATTGGTGTGTTTAACCACCGATAAGGAATTCTCATTGGATGAAAGATTTGCTAATCCATTCAAGGATGTTACAGCATCTAATAGTGGTTATGGTAACTTAATCTTTAAGAATAACTCTAATAAAGATGTTATTATGCCAACTCAGTTGGCTGTAATGACTAAGCAATCAGCACAGAATCACGGTATGGTGAAGTCAGCATACGTGCCTAAATCAGCAACCGTTAGATATGACGATGCTGGTTGTGTACAGGGTTCACAAACAGGTTACATCAGAGATACTAATGATAACGAAATGCGTTTGATTCCAGTATCAATGAGAGAAATGTTGTTTGATAAGGTAGGTGATACTTCTGGTCACTCAAACATTTATCCTGCGATTGAAAAGTTAGGTAGAGATACCAATGCAAGTACTGGATATTACCTTGATAAGTACTTTGATAAGTATGACAAGAAACTTGAACAGTTTATTGCACACTTTGAAAGACCAAAGAATTTGATTGGTACTATTGTATTGATTGATGGTGAAATTGTTGCAATCGATAAGTTTCCTTCATTCACTTATGCTGAACAAGTATGGGAGAGATTGATTCGTGATTGCTATGGTTCACTTGCAATTATTAGTGAATTGAAAGAGAAGAAGGGTAAGAAGTACTTCACTGAAGAATATTCTAAAGTGAATACTGGTGATGTACTTAGCAGAATCGAAACTGCCTTGAACAAAACCAAAAAGAATATTACCAAGTCTGTTGAAGATAAGGTAAAGGAATTGCTTGATCTTACTTTTGATTCTACTTTGGATGCCACAGGTAATCCAAGTAATGTAACTGCATCTGTACCTAAAAGCTATGTGTTGAAACACACAGGTTATGTAGGTCAGGTTATCTCTGAAGAAAACTACCACCACATGGTAAGTTTGGTTAAGAGAGAAAGATTTGATCCAGAAGCCTTGCGTAAGGTGACTGAATTAAAAGCTAAATCACGTAAACAAAATAATTTTAGTATCTAAATTTTGCTTTGTTTTTGTCTTAAGAGCAGTATTTAGCAATGAATACTGCTTTTTTTATTTACACTATGGAAGTCATAATTTTAACATTGTTACAGATATTCTTATCTACTTCAAGAATTATTTTAATGATAGCACAGAATACTATAAGAAATAGGATTTATGCTATTATTAGAAGATAAATCCCCTTATTCATTGGGAATATTCTAAATTTCTTTTAATTTTAGATTCTTAATAACAATTTAACCCTTAAAATCGTATAATAGTTATATGAATATTTGGCTTGACGGAATACATCAGGAAAAGATCAATAAGACTCGTTCTGATTATAATAAATTACAGAAAAAAGCTAAAAAGAAATCTAAAACTAAAAAGAAATCTAACAATGGAAAATCCACTAAAGGAGCATGAAATTGTAACAATGCACCAACTATCTGAATTAGCATTATCACTAACCAATCGAATTTCTTATTTAAGAAAGACTCAACGAGAACTCATTTCCTCTTATAATCGAGTGGGATTATCATTTGAATATGGTCAAGAACAAGATGTCTTTAATACTCCAACTATTGATGTTACAATAGATTTAGGAATGGGGTCAAATCCTAATCCATTGAAAGCTGCATGGACTGCTTTTCTTGAAACGGCAAATGATGAGATTGAAAAAGAGATCATTGAAAAAATGAATTCACTGAAAGAAATAAAAAATCATTTTAAAAAAATGTAAGTATGAGAGATGCTACTATTGAAATTGTATCGAATGTAATTAAACATCCGAATGCAGATCGTTTGGATATTTGTACTGTATTAGGTTATCAATGTGTAACCAAAAGAGATCAGTTTAAGGTTGGAGATAGAGTTGTTTATGTCCGTCCTGATAGTGTATTTCCTGATTCTGATTGGGCACAGGAATATAAAAAATATTCTAAAGATAGGATAAAAAGTATTAAAATTAGAGGTGAATGGTCTGAAGGAGTAATATTACCTATATCAATATTAAATAATGTTGGTAAAATTGTCGAGTAAAATCAGTATGTTTGAGTGATGATCATGTATTTATATACATGGTAATATATAAAATAGTTTGTTTGACCAATAATAAAATTTATATTGGTTTAAGTAGAAATTTTAAAAATAGAAAAAGAAAGCATCTTAATTTATTAAGAGCTAATAAGCATTTTAATAAATTTTTACAAAATACTTATAATAAGTATGGTGAAGATTCATTTGGCTTTGAAATTATTGAAAATGTTGAAAATGAAAATTTTTTAAGTGAAAGAGAAAAATATTATATTCAATATTATAAATCTAATGATAGAGAGTATGGTTTTAATTTAAATTCTGGTGGTGATGAGATTGATTTTGAAATTTGTGAAAAAACAAAAAAGAAATTAAGAGATAAGCACTTAAATAAACCATTGTCTGAAGAACATAAAGAAAAAATATCAAAAGCAAATAAAGGTAAGATTGTTAGTGAAAAGCA